GGTTCCTAGTAGGTGGAGGAATAGAAGCTAACGTTCCTGCAAATACATTAACAGGCTACAATGCAACAACCTCTGCTGAAGAAGATGACTACGCAGGAACATTGAGCTTTAATAATGTACAAGCAGCAACCGGAGGGAAAGACGGAGATACTATTGAAGAAATCAGACAAAACACATTACGTGCTTTCTCAGAGCAAAAAAGAACAGTAACCCTTCAGGATTATACAGTTCGAGCTCTTTCTTTAGATCCTAAATTTGGAACAATAGGAAAAGCATTTATAACACATGATGAACTAAATAGTACAAAATCTTCAACAGATAGTATTATAGATAGTAACCCACTTGCTTTATCGATGTATGTATTAGCTTTTGATAATAATAAGCATTTAATTACTGCAACCAAGACCTTAAAAGATAATTTAAGAACGTATATGGCATATTACATGCCATTAACTGACGCTCTTAATATAAAAGATGCATTTGTAGTTAATATTGGAGTAAATTTTGACATTTTAGTACGACCTAATTTTAACAGTAGAGACGTCCTGTTAAAGTGTAATAACCAACTTCAAGACTTTTTTAAGATTACTAAGTGGAATATAAACCAACCAATAAACGTATCTACATTATATAGTTTATTAGATAAAGTAACAGGAGTACAGACAGTAAGTAAAGTAGAGATAACTAACAAACAAGGAGGAAAATACTCAGAATACGCATACGATATTAAAGGAGCAACTAGAAACAACGTTATATACCCTTCTTATGATACAATGATATTTGAATTAAAATTTCCTAATCAAGATATAAAAGGAAGAACAACAGTACTATAATATGGCAATCTACAGAATATTTCCAGAAAAAGACACATTCATATATACTGAGCAGCTGACAAGCAACGCCGGTAAGGATGAAATAATAGAGATAGCAGGATATCCCGGAACCTTAGACGGTACAGGACAAACAAACCGCGTATTAACTAAATTTTCTGACGAAGAAATACAAGACGTGATTCTAAACAAGGTAACACCAGCAGCACTCAACTCTATGAGTTCTAGTATAAAAATGTACCTTGCAAGCGCTACTGAACTTCCTACAGAATATACACTGTATGCATACCCAATACATACTAATGGAGATTTGGACTGGGATAACGGAACAGGTAAATTCGGAGACATACCAGTTAATACATCAGGAGTAAGTTGGACATATGTAGAAAAAGCTCTACAATCAAGCTGGAACCTATCTGGCTTTACACAATACACTACTGCTTCTTTTGTAGAAGGTAAACAAGGTGGAGGTAACTGGTATACAGCATCTGCAGGAGAATCAATGGAGTTTCACCAATCACACTCTATGTCATCAACACATGATCTGGATATAAATGTTACAGCAGCTATAAAACAGATATACGGAGGAACGTTGAACAACAAAGGGTTTATAATAAAACTCCAGAAAGACTTAGAACACAGCACTGATTCAACAATTAAACTAAAATACTTCGGTAAAGATACAAATACAATTTATCCACCAGTACTAGAATTTGGCTGGGACGATAGAGTTTACGACCAAGGTACTTTAGCTGTACTGGATACAGATATGTCTGTTATTGACATAAAAAACAATAGAGGAGAGTATGTAGATGAAGGAAAGCAGAGATTTAGAATTACTGCTAAACCTCAATACCCTACAAGAAGATTCACCACATCATCAGTATATTTAGATAACTACGTACTACCCTCAGCATCATATTGGGGATTACGAGATGAGAATACAGAAGAGATGGTTGTTGACTTTAATACAGACTTTACTAAAATAAGTTGTGACCCAGAAGGTTCATTTTTCGATATTTTCATGGATGGGTTGCAACCCGAAAGATTTTATCGTATATTGGTAAAAACAGAAGTAGGAGGAAGTAACGTTGTTGCTGATAGCCGTAACATCTTTAAAATTGTTCGTAATGGCTAAAGAAAGAGTAAGGATAGAAAGACAGTCGTATAAAAGAGCACAAATACGTACTTCATTAGATGTAGAATTTAATACGTTTAAAGAGAAAGTAGAAGAAGTAGATTTAGAAACAGTAGAGGAGTTCTTTAGATTATACGATAAGTTATTTTATTCTATCCCGGTAGATGGTGAAAATAACTCCCATACTTACCTGCTAGAGAAGAGCTCTGAAATTGCTGATTTTGATAAAAATACCGATGATATACAACCTCTAATAGATGAGATTACTCAACTTAGAGAACAACTTTTAGATGCTAATCAACAGATATTTGATCTACAAAATCAATTATAAACTATGGTAGAAGTAAAATACAACATATTCCAAATAGATCCAAATAGTCTACTAAGATTAGATGTTGTCTCAGATGAGAACTTAAAAAGCTACTTAGAAGAAGTAACAATACCGAGTACGTTTATTCCTAATGAGGATTTTATACAGTTGTCCTACTACACCCTTGATAATACTAAATTAGTATCAATCAACAATTATACAAACTACTCGATACTATCCGGAGATTCAATAACCTCAGTTAAAGGAAACTCAGAAATAGGAATTGACCCGTTAGAAGATTATAAGTTATACTACAACGATAATTCTGAAGTTAAGTCCCTATACCACTTTCTTAGAAACCCATTTAGGGTACAGGATACTAATTCAACTTTTTCAGTAGAAAGCATCTCTCCTGACAGAAGAGAGTTGAGATTAATTCCTATTAGCTTAGAATCAATAACAGTAGGTCAATTAACTAATAGATTAGAGGAAAGATTAGAGAACTCTACTTATAACTTAGACGTACATCTCTACAGTAGTAATGATGAATTCTACCCAATAGTAAATATTGGAAGTAGAGAGTTTAGAGGAACTACAGCTGTGGTAGTAAAGTTAGCAGAACCTTTAGAGTCGTCTGTTAAAATTTACAGTACATTTACAGTAGTAGAGAAAGTTTCTAATTCATTAGCATTCGAAGTTAATACAACACTACTTGAAGAAGAACCTTTTATACCAACACTTAGAGGAGCGAATTTTAATGTAGGGGTAGGAGAACAAACAACAGAACCATCAGAATACTTTAACTATAATGAACTATTTAGTTTTCCAAGCGGCAACAGTAATAGAGAGCTAAACTCACTCTTCAATGAAAAAGGTGCAGAGCTCGGCATAGATTATTCTGATTTTAGTAATTTTGTGAATTTTTCATCAATCGAAGAAAGATTACGTAATTTTAAATATAAAGTAGAATTATTAGAATCATATCAATCAAACTTAGATATAATAAACACTACAGGAGCTACCTATAACTCCTCAGGGATATCAGGAAGTAGAGACTATTACGAGAACTTACTAGATGGAGTAGTAAACAACTTTGATCATTATGAGAGAAGTCTGTACTATGAAAGCGGTTCAAACTCATGGCCAAAGTCAAATAATGTAAAGCCGTATACAAACGAACAAGCTAACTCTACCGAAGCAATATCATGGTATTCAACTAAGCTACAAGAAGCTACACTTTTTGACGCTCAAAATGTTAACATATTAACTAATACAATACCATCGTACCTTAAGGAAGACGAAAGTAACGACCCGTATAACTTATTTATTAATATGATAGGTCAACATTTCGATAACCTATGGACATATACGGATGCTGTATCAAAAAAATATGATGCAGATAATAGAATAAACAGAGGAGTCTCAAAAGACTTGGTAGAAGAGCTACTAAAAAACTTTGGTTTAAAACTATACACAAGTAATAAATCAGCAGAAGACTTATTTAAATACTTTATTGCAAACTCTTACGATAACAGTGATGAGTACCTACCCACAGGGATAATAACATCCGGTGAGCAGACCTTATCTCAAAATGATTATCAGAAAGAAATATACAAAAGAATATACCATAATTTACCGATATTATTAAAGAGTAAAGGTACAGAAAGAGGACTGAGAGCTTTAATAAACTGCTTTGGTATACCTTCCGATATACTTAAGATAAAAATATACGGAGGTCAATCAGTAGAAGAGTTACCATTCTTTGCAGGAGAGCAAGCCTGGACAGGTTCTGTAGATAAGGTAAGATTAGATAATACCGGCAGTATAGTAGAGGGAAGCACTTTATCATACTATACGGGAATTAGTAGAAGTGATAGTAAATACACACAGGACTTACATAGAATAGAAGTAGGATTTTCTCCTTCAGATAATATGGACTCCTATATCGTTTCTCAATCAGCATTCTTATTTCCGAACGACCCGTTTAACATAGACGACTACATAGGAGATCCAAGAGGATACGAAAGCAACATATACCCAAACCTATACAAATACTCTAAGATAATATTTGAAAATGTTGATGCATATGACTTAAAAGATTTTGTTCGTTTAATAAAATTTTTTGACAATGTAGTGTTTAGGATGGTAAAAGACTTTGTTCCTGCTAGAACAGTAACAGATTCAGGTATTATTATAAAACCCCATTTACTGGAAAAATATCATGCCAAGTCACCAGTTATGACGTGGACAAGACCAGAATACAGCGGTTCTATTGATACAGCATTCATTTCAGGTTCTAATGCAGGAGCATACAAGAATATAGGAAATAAATCTAAGAAGACAGCGTTAGGTAGGGAATCATCAACCGGTGCAGAGCATGGTGTTAAAACACCATTAGGTCGAAGAATTAGATACGATAAAATTCACGAAGAACCTAAATATAACGGAGAACTACATGAATCTACTATAAAAGTAACCAACGGAGAACTGAACCCAGATAACCCATTTAAAAACCTGGTTTACGACAATATAGAATATACAGTACAGTTCTTTAGAGACCCACCAGGAAACGTTTGTGGAATATCCCAAGAGGAGCAACCGGTATTTATTATCGACCCACTTAGTAGCAATCCCAACCCGGTAAATTTTAATTTAACTATACTGTTTGATTCACTAGGTAATTTAAACTACGAGGTAGTTAATAGCAGTAATACAGCAACAACTATAAACAACTCACCTTATACGTACGATTTTACTAATGGAGGAGATTACGACCAGTATGATGTCTACACAGTAAATGCTCAACATGTAGAACTGGGGGAAGACTGTACAGGTACACGAACAGTTAAGCTAGTACACTGTTACTTAGGTACCGTTCCTGGGAATATACCGGAAATACTATCACCGAATACTTACGATTTTACCTCATTTATAAGCGGTAACGATGCAGGAGAGAACAGCGACTTAAGTTACTACATACTGGGACCACAAAGCGAAACACTTATTGAAACCCCAGAAAGTTATACAATAAATGATGGAGATTATGGAACAGGAGCTTCGCTTCAACTTAGAGTAGAGGATAATGTTAATACTCAATGCTCGGTAACTATTAATTTTTCCGCTAACGACTGTGCTCTCGTAGCCCAGACTGGTAAAGATGTTAACATACAATCCGGATTTGGAGAAGAAGTAATATTTATTCCAAACTACGGGTTTATAGGTACAAATGCTCTGACCCAGTTCGATTTTCAACTTTCTTGGGATAGCAGCAGTTGGTTTTTAGGAGCTCAAGAACCACCATTTACTCCAAACAGGTTTAGCGACTGGATTAATATAACAGACTTTAGTACAGTAAGTGCGTACAGTGTAGAAAGGCTAGTGGAGGGGTACCCGCAAGCAAATACTATAGCGTTAGCAATTGGCAATAACCCAATCTCGAATCTAGACACTTTTACAGAGATAGAAGATACTGTAAACAGCACCATCTCTATTAACTACCACAAAATTAGAATAAAATTTAGAGCAAGAAACTCGGAAACATGTGTGGTTGAAGGTGGGAGAGTATATAATTTTGATATCCCTCAAGAATTACTTCAATATTTTGTGTATGATCCGTACTATAATCCATCTTATGTAAATGTCTGTTGCAATCTTGTATACACAAATACAATCGTGATACCATCATATCCATCAATAGCAGATGTATTTAACAATGCAGAAAACAACAACAACGGAATTATAACCACCCCAATATACTCGCCAGACCCTAACGACGAAACTCAACCAGGTGCTTTCGCACCATCAGGGTGGTACTCAGACGGACAACGACTAGCTCAGTTTATAACACAAAACGGTCAAAATCCTATATGGGGTCAGATACATGAATGCGACGGTAACTTATATGGTTCATATCAACAGTGTCAATAAGTACGTACTATAATTAATTAAAAATATGACAGACCAGGTATTTATACAAATTCATTTACAGCAAGGACTTAACCAAGCTGGAAGAATGCATTTGAATGTTAATCAAGGAGCAAATGGAGAAGCTGTAGTAAGCGGCGTAATACTTCATATTGAAGCATATAGAAACCGACAAGTACCAGGAGCTTCAGCAACACAGTATTTAGATGATATAGAAACAGTTCTTGAACAAGTAGAAAAAATAAAGTTCTCTATAGTTCATAAGGTCTCCGGGCAACCTGATGAGGTAGAAGAATATGAATTAACAATACTAAACACTTCATACTTTAGTGCTGATAATCCTTTTTTCTATTTCTCTATTGAACCAACAACATTCAGGCAATTTAATGTAGATACACTATATGAGGCACAGGAATTTGTAGACGTCACACTAACACCATATATCCTAGGATTATCCTTTGAGTTCAGCGACGCAAATCCATTATTCAGTAATGCATTCAATATAAGAAAGTCGAAATACATAATGCAGTCAGATAGACTCGAATCAACAGTCTTACCGACAAATAGTGCATCACTGTATGATGAAACAGCAGAAAAAGCTCTAATACAGGACTCTATGTACTTTGATACAGGATGGAGCAGAGCAAGATACTCAGGCACTTCTTCTACTGCCGGAGATAATGCAGGAATTCCTCCTACAATATCCGGTAGAAGCTTCTTAGGAGAGACATTCTCTAAAGATACTACAACCGATTACATCTGCAAATTAGATGATAGATTACAGAATGAATTCTTTCACGACGGAAATACACAATTACCTAGGTACTATTACGGAGAAGAAGTAGTCACCGAGGACGGAGATGAAGAGGTAGTAACATCAACCGCAATTAATAATATAACTGATAACCCTAGCTCTATACCTTACGAAAATTCAACTGAAATATTTCTTCTCAATACACCCATTGAAAATATTGTAGTAGGATCTGTACTTAAGTTATTTCACGGAACTGATAAAAAAGAGTACCTTAAAGTAACCGCAGTCGGCACACAAAGTGTGGATGTTATAAGAGGTTATAAAAATTCACCTATACCGCCATTTTATGTACCGGAACACCCTATATACTTAGTTGAGGAACTTAACATATATAAACTGGATGCTGTAGGAGGGAGTAGGTTAAATGCAGTAGGTACATCTAGAATTTACGTAGAAGGGAATAATACTATACTAGAAACAGATAGTACCGGTTTTATAACCTCTCAATCTCTTTGTCCAACTTTCAACATAGATATAGCTGACGGTCAATCAGGATAGTAGTGGAATTAAATAACAAATCAATAAAACATTAAAATAGGATATTTATATAATATACAACAAATAGAACATGGGATATTTAGATAATTCAATAGTAACTGTCGATGCTATATTGACAAAAAAAGGTAGAGAACTACTAGCAAGAGGAGATGGTTCTTTTAAAATCACACAATTCGCACTTTCTGACGATGAAATAGATTATACATTATATAATCCAAACCATCCATTAGGGTCAGCATACTACGGAGAAGCAATAGAGAACTTACCTCTTCTAGAAGCGTTTCCTGATGAGACTCAGATAATGAAATATAAACTAACAACCCTACCTAGAGGAACAGCTAAATTACCAATACTAGATATAGGGTATACAGCTATAAGATTAAAACAAGGAGCGTCATTAGCTATTACACCACAAACACTTAACTACTTAGGTTCATCCCAAACTTTTGAAGCAGGAGGATATGTTGCTACTATCGCAGATGCTAGAGTAGTGCAGACATATAACGGAGTAGGAATTAACACCCCAGAAGCAGAAAGGCTTAATTCGACAACTACACTAGGTACTAATGTATCTAAAACAGTGATAGGTACATCAATAAACATAACAGGAACTACAATTAATACTTTATTTGCAGGACAGGAATCTCTTCAAACAACAATTACAGTAATAGGAAGAGACTCAGGAGCAAGAGTAACAGTACCATTAACAATTGTAAAAGTAAATAACTAAGATAATATGTCATTTAAAAGATTAGACCCAGAAGATATTTCTATAAGTGCAGAATCAATTGTATCCCCTCTATGGTCGATTGGCGATAAAGAGTTAACATCATTCTTTACTGCCTCTTCACAAGTAGCATCAAGTACAGGAGACTACTACTACGAAGTATACGATAAAGATACAGAAGGACCTGTTCCATATAGCGTTCAATTCGCTATAGCTTACGGCCATAAAACCGGAGTAGGAGCTACCGCATATAACACATCTGTAAGTGAAAAAACACCAACTTCAACAATCTACGGACAATATAGAAATTTAATATTCGGAGATGAAGATACTGCTTTCATATTCGGGAACGTAGAATCAGATGATATCTACGTAATTAGTTTAGATAGAGCAAGGTATAAAGAAAAATTACTCCCCGGCTCTTTCAACCTCACATTAACACAAGGTGCTAAAACGATTAATTTAACCGACAACAGCAACGACTCTACAACAGTATCCTACGTCGATGCAGGTAGAGTATATGATATAGTAGAAGGCGTAGACGGTAGCGCAACAACCGGGACAGGTTTTTCAACTAGTAATGGAAGCTTTGGTAAATTTCTACCAGATGTGGGAATAGTAGTTTTAAACGGACAAGCTCTTAGATCTACTGAAGGGATAAGCATAACAAACAATACTTCCGGTACATCTAACCTACAGTACTTCTTTAATGCAATTAAAGCAGGAGCATCTGCAAAATTACAAGCAGAAGAAACTATATCATCAAATTATGTATTTGTAAGAGTTCGTAATAGTGAGTTTAACTATACTACGAATCCATCAAATATTACTAGCTCAGGAGAGTTAAGACATGATATTATGATTAATACTCCACAAGCATACATTACAACAGTTGGTATGTACAACGATAACAACGACCTACTAGGTGTAGCTAAACTATCAAGACCACTTCTTAAAGATTTTACAAAAGAAGCTCTTATTAGAATTAAACTTGATTATTAATGAATGAGTGCTTACAAAAAACTAAATCAACAAGATGCGTATATAACTACCCATACTGCCCGCAAATCGTGGATAGCAAGTGGTAGTGAGTACAGAGGATTAGGTATACAGAACATTGTAGGAGTAGCCGGCTCAGGCTCATATATTCCTTCAGAGCTAGATCTAGCATACGGAGGTAATGTATCAAATTCCGGTAGTACCGCATACAACAAAAGACTAGTATACGAAAGTAATAAACACCTTTACTACAGTAACTTCAGTGGCTCGGTACTCCCAGCATCAGCTTCCTACGAAAATTACCTACAGTCATCTTACGAAGTAAGTGGATCTAGACATTTAGATAATAGGGTAGCGATATTCTCCTTACCCAAAGAAATGTACGGGACTCATATAGACCCACTATCTATCTCAATAGTACCGGATTTTTCAAAAGGAGAAGATGAATCAGGAAGCTTTGATAATTACGTAATAAACAACTACAGTACAGAGGAGGGTGTAAATTCCTTTGATACAGAAGTTAACCTATATACTGAGAACATAGAATTTATATTTAGTTCTACAGGAGCAACTTGTGCTTTTCCAACAGAAGACTACCTTGTGGAAGAGCCAACTTACGTAGACGAATCAACTCCTGCAGGAGGTGAGTACTTAGATAATACCGACACTACACAGAAGAACTGTAATGAGATAGTTGATGATGGGGAAGGGAGACTATATTTTAAATACTCCAGTCCTAGATACTATGTTGGAAATGCAATATACCCACACGGTCAATTAATTATAACAGATCCGTTAGTAGCAGTATATTATAACCACTACTTTGACGCTACACTTAAGTGGAAGTCCACGTTACCCATATTTACCCATAATTACCACTGTAGTCTAAAAAGCAATGAATTTAACCATACCTTAAACAAGACTGGGTTAGAAGGAGTGGATGGTAAAATAGCAGACAACATATCAGGTTCATCATTTAATCCCTATATTACAACAATAGGACTCTACAACGACAGTAACGAATTAATCGCAGTCGGTAAGATGGGTCAACCCCTTCCTAAATCAGCAGAAACAGATACAGTAATCCTGACTAAGTTTGATATGAACTTCGGTGCGAATAGGTTACCAGGAGGGTATAAAACAGATATTATCCCAGAAGTAGAAAATGATGACGAACCTGTTTTAGAATGTACATACTTCTTTGTTATACAAAATGGAATATACGAAACAGGAGAGAGTGTTGGAAGGAGCTTTAGACAACCAAGAACTAAAGGTAAGAGGAGATTTACTGATGACGGTAGCTACAGACTATATAGAAGAAAGTACGCATATAACCCAAACGGCCCATACCCTGCTAATGTAGAAATTATTAAAGACTATACCAGTTCAAGCGGTTTTGCATTTGGAATGGTAGAAGAGGTAGTAAATAATGTAAATAGATGGATGTGTTATACAGATGTAACAGTAGAAAAGTACGTAACTCCTACAGGTACTGTAAGTTACGAATACAACTTCGGCAACTATAATGAAGGACTATCTGCTACATACCCAACATATTCAAACCCTGTTACAGCGTATAGAGACATAGAGTCTAGGTCTAAACTATTTTTCAAGGATAGAATAGAAGACTATTTATTATCAAATAACGTTGCATGTAAATATGTATTTAATGTATAGTAATAAAAAAATAAAAAACAGTATAGTATAAAATGAAATAAAAACAGTCCTATTTAAACTGGGTGAATTGCTGGAAACTCTTTAGAGCTCTAACTACCAAAGCGTAACAATGTTCGAGATTAGACAATCAGCAGCCAAGCTACAAGCCATCTTGTAGAAGGTTCAGAGACTACTGGAGGGAAAATGGTTTCCCTTAATAACCAGAATTAGCGCCCAGCAGATTAGCAATCTGATGATATAGTCCGATCTTTATGGAGACATAAAGTTAACAGTAATGTGAGCGGCAGACAAAGGGGAGAGACACTCTACCGTCGGAAACAACAAGAAACGTAAGACTACCGAGTCGCACAGGATTAACACCATTACAATAAAAAAAATAAAAGAATGAGTATAGTACTTAGAACAAACAAAGGGTCAGCTCTGACTTATGATGAGATGGATAGAAATCAATCTCAATTTTTCTATTCAAGCTCCTTAGTTGATGACGGAGCTACATTGAGGTTACACTACACTGGAAGTGACAACTTAGATACAACAGAAGGTACTCAGGTAGTAGATTACGGACCAACAAGATATCAAGATATCCCTTTCCCACAGTTTGATGTATCAAATACCCCTCAATCTAATGTTGCAGGGCAGGCAAACGAAATACAGTTTAGGGATGATGATAACGATGATTTTGGAGCAGATTCATTATTTGTGTTTAGATCATCAGACCACAGTATGGGATTAGGTGTAACCGCACCAACAACCCGACTAACTATTGCAGCAGATGGATCACACGCCGCTACCATCGCATTAAGTGGACATTCAGACTCTGCCTCATTAACAAATAGAGCCAGTATTAAATTCTTCACCACAGGCTTCGGTACAGCAGCACTAGTAGGACAGTTAGGTAAGCTTCAACACAAAGACAGCTCCTCAAATATTGATGATGTATTTATACATGCAGGTACTGAAGATATTACGAGTACCGCCGGTTTCTCACCAACTCCAACTTCTACACGTAAAGTACACATAGCACTAGGTGATGTAACTAACTCAGAAAATTCATCACTTACTGCACGGATAGGAGCTACATTTCAAAGAAATGGATTAACTAACGCACGATTAGGAATAAATACTGAAAACCCTACTAACATACTAAACGTAGTAGGTAATACAGGAGTAGCACTATCGAATTTAGACCCAGAACAAGCAACGGATATAGCATCGGTAATTAAACCAGTTAGTTCACAATTCTATAATGAAACAGTAGCTACATATGGTGGAACTAAGAGAAAGTTATACCCAGATGGCTCCGCTGCAGACGGATTAGAAATAGTTACTCCAACAAATGCAAATGGAGGAAATGTAGTGGTAGTGTTAAATACTGGAGCAGCAAAAGCAGAAGGGTTTAATATTATTGCAACACAACAAAATTCCCCTACTAATGCAGAGGTACTAGCAACATTTCAAGGTTCAGGTAAGGTAGGGATAGGGACTAATTTTCCTGCTCATACAGGGCTAACAATACAGGAACAGCTTTCTATTAAAAGTTTAACAGAATCTGACCCTTTTGAAGAAATTAGTAGAACACTAGTTGCAGATTCAACCGGATTAGTTAAAGAAGTTGTTGCAGCACCAGTACCAAAAGGAGGTATTATAATGTGGTCAGGAGCTACGAATGCTATACCAGAAGGATGGAGACTTTGTAAAAATGGAGTAGGAACGGTAAATAATGTTGTAGTACCTAATTTATCTAATAAATTTATAATAGCATCTAGTAATTCTACTGGAGCACCAACTACAACAATAGAAGGTCTGGGTACAGGCGCAACCTCTACAGGGGGCAGTACATCTTACACACCAGAGGGGACTCTTACTTTAGAAAAACTGTTACAAACAGATATAGCACCTCACCATCACTTTTTCCTTGCTGACGATAGGCTATATAGTAACCTTAATACCAGTTACCCAAACGATACTGATGCAGTCGGAGGACCTGGTTCATCTGCTGGTAACACAGCAACCGGAGTACGTACAATAGGTGGGTACGATGCAACTAGTGATTATACTGGAAATAGGAGAGTGTATGCCACAAGTAAAAACTCACGCTATGCAACTATTGGTAACACAACAACTGTAATGCAAACCGCTACTCAAACAAGACCTACCGGAGCATTTACAGGAATAGCCGCATCAAAAGCAATAATACCACCATTCTATGCTTTAGCATATATAATCTATGTGGGAGTGTAATAAGAATATAAAAGATATTTATAATAAAAATATATAATGGCAATACCGGGATTAACATATAGAATAGAAAAAGAAAGTTCTTTGACCCATCTTGAGATGGATAATAATTTTAGATCAGTTATCTATTCTGGTTCTATTCACGATAGTGGAACTACCCTCCACTTGCATTACGATACTGCTGTAGAAGATAAAATCATAATACCCTTAGGAGCAGCATCAGCAGGATTTACTATACTAAATAATACAAACGATAATGTGTTGACTGCAACAGGTCAAACAGCAACTCTACAAGGAGAATCGGGATTAAAATTTAGTACTGCAAGTAATTTATTAACAGTAGTAGGAAGAGTATCAATTACAGATACATTCAACAATGTAATATTAGGACAAAGTGCTGGGGATAACTTGACTAGTGGAGATGGAATTAAAAACGTACTATTAGGTATATCTGCAGGAACTATATTAGATGGAGACAGTAACGTAGCAGCAGGTTACAGATCCCTATACAGTGCAGACGGGGTTAATAAAACAGTAGCAATAGGGGGACTATCATTAAGCACCCTAGGTTCAGGAGAATACAATGTTGCATTAGGTGGATTAGCAGGAGCTACATTGACCGCAGGAAGTGGAAACTTATTCCTAGGGTACGGTGCAGGGCCAGTAAGTACCTATACAGACAGTAATAAGTTATATATTAATAACCAAGCTAGTAACACACCTTTAATATACGGTGATTTTAATACAGGACAAGTAACTTTCAATTCACAGGTATCTGCTTCTATATTCAGCGGTTCATTCTACGGAGATGGAAGCAATCTTACAGGCATAACAGCAACATCTGAATGGGACGGAACAAGAGATGGAGATGGTGAAATAACCGGTTCTTTCATAGTATCAGGTTCAAACGTAATAGTAGACTTTACAAACACATTAGCTATATCAGGTTCAATATTCTCTGGGTCGTTCGTAGGAGATGGATCTGGACTAACAGGCATAACAGCAACCTCTTTTCCTTATACCGGTTCTGCTGGAATAAAAGGAGATTTAAAAGTAGACGGTCCTGGAGAAATAACAGGTTCATTTACTGTTAGCGGTTCAAATCCAACTATAAACCTGAAAGGGGAGACCTATATAGACGAAAATATACATATAAGAAATATAGCCCAACATGCTTTCGGTATAGGAGAGAAGGCATTTCATAGCAGTACAGCAACAGAAGGAGTTGCTATAGGATTTGAATCTGGAATTAATGCAAAAAACAATTCTACACTACTTGGAAACTATACAGGATTTAACGCCGGTATTGGCTCTACATTTATAGGACATGCATCAGGAACAACTATATCAGGTAAATACAACACAGCATTAGGAGCAAATGCACTCCAAGGCCAAAACGGAAAAGGAGCAAAAAACACAGCATTAGGAGCTTCTGCAGGTTCAGGTATTAGAAGTGGAGAAGAAAACGTAGCAATAGGGTACCAGGCACTATATAGCAGCCAAGACGGTGTAAAGAACGTAGCAGTTGGATCAGAAGCACTATTCTACCTAAACGGAAAAGAACAACATAATACCGCAATAGGAAGCTACGCAGGTGAACTTGCACAAGGAAGTAATAACGTATTTATTGGTTACAAAGCAGGCCCACAAAGTACCGGTCCGGTTAGTGTCAATAATAAACTTTATATTCATAACGCCCAATCCAACAGTCCATTAATAGAAGGAGACTTCCAAGCAGGAAGTGTCAAAATAAACTCAGAAGTAACAGCCTCTAAGTTCTTAGGAACTTACTATGGAGACGGTTCGAACCTATCTGGGCTAGAATGGGATGGAACACATAACGGAGATGCAGAAATAACAGGTTCACTTATAGTATCTGGTACAGCCGCTATAGTAGACCTTACGGATACCTTAGCAATATCAGGATCTAATTTCTCCGGAAGCTTTGCAGGTGACGGAAGTAACTTAACAGGAGTATCCTCCGAATGGGATGGATCACATAATGGAAACGCTGAGATAACAGGTTCACTTATAGTATCAGGAGCATTAGATGTATCCGATACAGTAACGATATCCTCAACAGGATACCCCGGAGGACCAGGAGTAGAGTTAATACATGTTAGTAAAACAAATATTACAGGAAATAACACAGTTATAACATTAGATACTACATCAACCGGCTATACAGGATTTACAGCTCAATACTCGCTAATAACTAGTGCTACAAACAATAGTAGAACAGGATACCTTCAAGGTGCTTGGGATACCACAACAACAACACAGCTTAACGAAAGACATACAGCAGCATTTAGCACAATAAATGAGATAGACTTTACATTAACTAAAACAGCTACTGTAGCAACATTAGCTCTTACTTCAAACGGACTAACCTCCCATGATTTAAACATACTAATAACAGCATTTAAGAAACAAGTATAAATAAAGTAGAAAATGGCTAACGAACATATTTTTAAAAGTAATGTAATAATTACCGGTAGTATAGAAGCATCTTCAGGCTTTGTAGGTGATGGAACAGGATTAACAGGAATTACATCCACTACAGTATGGGATGGAAATCTAAACGGATCTGCAAATATTACAGGATCTCTAACTATATCTAGTTCTACTGCCGTAGTAGACTTTACAGACACATTAGCAATATCAGGTTCAAACTTCTCGGGATCCTTTGCAGGACTAGGTTCAGGTCTAACTAATTTAAATATAAATAATGTAACTGCAACTGGAGTAAACCTAACAGGGACATTCTCAGGGAACGGATCAGCATTAACAGGATTAGAGACTTTTCCGTACTACGGTGATGCAAAAATAACAGGATCACTTGTTGTTTCTGGCTCTGTAGTTGACTTTACAGACACATTAGCAATATCAGGCTCTATCTTCTCAGGTTCATTTGTAGGAGATGGAACAGGGCTATCAGGACTAACAGCATCACCTGCTGGAACAAACACGCAAATTCAATTCAACTCTAATGGAGTAACTGGAGCTTCATCAGCATTACTGTTTTCAAACAACCTTTTAAACGTCTCTTCATCAATACAGGTGTATGAACTCGGTAACGGAGCACTTAGATTATCTCAAGACAGTTTTAATATATCACTACTACAAGCAAGAGGAGATGTTGGTACAAATATGGGTACTTTCCTATTTCAAGGTAGAAATCCTTTTGGGACAACTAGTGACTATTTAACACTGAGTAGTGCAGTAGTGGACGCACAAACAGCTTTAATAAAAGGCGGACGACTATCAGTAGGCGGGTCTCCAGCAACAACCCCAACTACAGCACAGGGTAACTTATTTGTAAAAAGAAGTACTTCATCATCTGGTGCTTCTGGAGATACAGTAGCAACTTTTATAAATTCCGATGCAGGCGCATACGGCGGCGGTGGATTTATAGATATAATAGGGAATTCAAATGATTACGCATCAGGAGGGATAAGAGTACTAAACGGAACAAGTGTTGATGGAGAAATATACTACGCAGCAGGCTCTAGATCAATAATTTTAGAAGCTAACAAACGAACAGGAAGTAGTTCGGGAGGCTTACAGTATAAGTGGCAAGGTTCAACTAAATTCCTAATAAATGCAGCAGGCGATGTCGGTATAGGGACTACTACTCCTCAAGCTAAGTTAGATGTAACCTCGACTACAGATGGAGTTTTACTTCCAAGACTTACACATGCGCAGATGTACGGTATACCATCTCCTCCAGCAGGACTAATGGTTTACAACACTACATTCAATAAGTTATGTGTATACAACGGCACAAACTGGCAATCACTTGATGCAACAACTATACCATTTTTACAATAGACATAGTTGCTATTCGTTAATTTATTTCTTATATTTAATTAACTAAAATTTACAACAAATGACTGATCCAACTTGGAATTATAAAGGATTACCTGTCCTCGGTATAAAAAATATGCCTGAAGGAACTTATGGATTTATATACGAAGTTACACATATACCAACAGGTAAAAAATATATAGGAAAAAAAGTGCTCTATTTTGAAAGAAATAAAAAATTAGGTAAAAGAGAATTAGCAGCTCTAAGAGAAGAACGAAAAGCTAAAGGAATTGGCGGTAGAGTTCCGGCTAAAAAGAAGGTTATTAAAGAATCAGATTGGCAAACATACTATGGCTCTCAAAAAGAAATACTAGAATTAGTAAGGAACGGAGAAGTTAGACAATTCAAGAGAGATATAATTAAGTATGTTAAGAATAAGAAGCAATTAACTTACTTTGAAACAAAACACCTATTTATTAAAGAGGTATTAGAAACTCGTAATAACTATATAAACGACAATATCCTCGGTAAATTTTATAGAAAAGACTTTTCAGATGATAAAAATTAAAGACTTAGTAGGACTACCCACTCTACAGTACCACTTAGACAATGATCTCTCATTACATGAGAATGTCTACCGTTACTCTAGCGATAAGTTTATACAACTATTTAGAGAAGCAAGAGACTCTTGGAGAGACGGGTATATTCAACTCAATGAAGCAGATACTCAACTGCTAGAAGATACAGATATTGGCTTATACGGCCAATACGAAGGACAAAAGGTACCTTTAGATCTACCAATGGAGGAAGGTTCATATGAAGAAGGTGGGGAAGATGATAGAAAACATGCCCTTTTAGGAGTAGCACCTAGAAACTATGAAGATATGATTGATAAGTTGCAAGACATGAATATCAACCATAACCGCCAATCAGATACAGTAATAAAAGTATATACAGATAGAATGTCAGATAAAGTACTTTATAATATAACTCATGATGTTTGGGTAGATAAGTTTATTCTTAACGAAGCAGAGTACCAAGGTAAGGAAGTACCGCTTAATAAACCTAAACGAGGAGGTTCTAAAAAATTCTACGTTTATGTCAAAAATAAAAAAGGAAATGTACAAAAAGTATCTTTTGGTGGTACAACAGGATTAA